AAGCACGTAAGCGTGTTGCCCGTAAAGATGACGATGTTCAAGATGACCTTGTATGGCTTGAGTTCAAGAACGTCCAAGGTAAGTTTGGATGGCTCTACGGGAAAGCCGACTGGATTGCCTTTGAGCGTTTACTCGACTTCGTTCTTGTTAAGCGTCACGACCTAGCCCTCATGGGTGAGAAGTTATGTGACCTAGGTGACCGAGTAGCTGTAGGAAGGGACGCCCTTTACAAAGGCTACCAACGCAAGGGACGTAAAGACCTCCTATCAATCGTGAAGATGACAGATGTTCTAGCGCTGTATCACCAGCTCTGGGCAAAAGACGTTGACACATCCGCACACTAACCATTGATTAAAGCACACACATGAAAACACTCGCATTCTTCGACATAGAAACCAACGGCATCACGGACTGGTCAACTCTAAGTGACCTTAAAGACCTTCACTGCCTTGTGGTAATTGACCAGAACGGAACAGGAGCATACCGAGCAGACAGTATCCAACAAGGATTAGACCGTCTCTCACAAGCTGACCATATCGTAGGACACAACAGTATTGGCTTTGATGCTATCGCCCTGTGGAAGCTCTACGGCTACCGTCATACTGGTGTTCTCGACTCCGCTGTTATTGCTAGGTTTATGTTTCCCGATGTTCGCAACGATGACTTCAAACGTGAAGGCTTCCCTAAAGAACTCATTGGTTCCCACAGCTTGAAGGCTTGGGGTTATCGTATCGGTAACAACAAGAGTGACCACGGGGAAACCGAAGACTGGTCTCGTTGGTCTCAAGAGATGGAAGACTATTGTGTCCAAGATGTGGAGGTCACCAAGTCTCTCTATGAGTTCTTTCTAAAGAAGGGACTAGGTGGACTACAGCAAGTAAGTGACCTAGAGCACGCCTTTGCTAAAGCTATCCGTATCCAAGAGATGAACGGATTCCCTTTTGACGTTAAAGCAGCAGAAGAACTTACAGCTACCCTTATGGGTCGTCGTGCTGCTCTTGACGTAGAATTGCGTGAGTTATTCGCGCCTACTGAAGAAGTCACCAAGAGTAGCTGGTGGCTCGCTCCCGATGGCACAAAGTCCCGCACCAAGAAAGCCTTGGTCGAGAAGGGCTACAAAGCTAAGGAGATAACTAAGGGAGAGCCTGTTGTTAAGCTCATCCCGTTCAACCCCAACAGTCGTGACCAGATCGCTGAACGACTAATGGCTAACGGCTGGAAGCCTAGCTCCTACGAGGGCAAACGACCAGCAATCAACGAGGCGGTGCTCAAGGACATCGGAACACCCCAATCCGAAAAGCTCCTTGAGTACCTCCTCGTTACCAAGCGTCTCGGTCAAGTGGCTGAGGGTAAACAAGCGTGGCTCAAGCTAGAGCGCAACGGACGTATCCACGGTTCAGTGAATACCAACGGTGCGGTTTCAGGCCGATGCACACACCGAAATCCGAACGTGGCTCAAGTTCCGTCTACTCGTGCGCCTTATGGTGGCGAGTGTCGCTCTTGCTTCACAGTCCCAGAAGGTAAGGTACTTGTTGGTGCTGATGCTTCTGGTCTAGAGTTACGTTGCCTAGCTCACTACTTAGCTCTCTTTGGTGACAAGGAATACGCTAAGACTATTCTTGAAGGTGACATCCACACAGCAAACCAAAAGGCTGCTGGGTTACCTACTCGTGATGACGCAAAGACATTCATCTACGCTTTCCTGTATGGCGCAGGGGATTCCAAGATTGGTTCTATTGTTGGTGGTAACGCTAAGCAAGGTAAAGCTCTCAAAACAGCTTTCATGCGTAAGACACCCTCCATCAAGAAACTCTATGACGCTGTAGCGAACGCTCTGGAAACTAAGGGTATGCTCCGAGGTATCGATGGGCGCCCTCTTCCTTGTCGTTCTCCTCACTCTGCTGTGAACCTCCTACTTCAATCAGCAGGTGCAGTAGTAATGAAGCAAGCACTCATTGAGTTCGTAAGGATGGCAAAGCTACCCTACGAGATGCACGCTAATGTTCACGATGAGGTGCAATTCTCGTGTGACCCTAAGCACGCTGACGAACTCGGTAGGACATTCTGTAACGCTCTAGGGAAAGCTGGAGAGGTTCTCAAGTTTAACTGCCCACTAGATGGAGAGTTCTCTGTCGGGGCTAACTGGAAAGAAACACACTAATACACACATGAAAGAAACAAAAAACAAACTACTTCTCATTGATGGCGACATGATACTCTACAAGGCTGCTTGTGCGGCTGAGCAAGAGATGCGCTGGGATGATGACACTTGGACACTTCAAACCAACATGGTGGAAGCTAAGGCTGAAGCAGACCGTAACATTGATAGCATCAGTAACGCTCTCAAGAGTAAGAAGATCAAGGTGTTCTTCTCTCCTAGTCGCACGTTCCGTCACAACCTGTGGCCTGCTTACAAAGCCAACCGTAAAGACAAGCGCAAGCCACTAGGCATTGGTGAGCTTCGTGATTGGATGATGGAGGAGTATGACTCTGAACTCTATCCTAACATTGAGGCTGATGACGCTATCGGTATCTGGGCTACTGAAGACCCTGAGAACCGTGTGGCTGTCTCTGGTGATAAGGACTTCGCTACCCTTCCTATCCATTGGTACAACCACCTCAAGGACACCTTGCGTATTATCACCAAAGAAGAAGCAGACCACTTCCATCTAGTCCAATCCCTCATGGGAGACTCTACTGATGGCTTCGGAGGTATCAAAGGCTGTGGCCCTATGACCGCTAAGAAACTCCTAGAGAAGAACGGTGCTACTTGGAAGACCGTTGTGGATGCCTACAAAGCCAAAGGGGAAACCGAATATGAAGCACTGCTTACTGCTCGTCTAGCACGTATCCTACGGGATGGTGACTACGACTTTGACACTCACGAAGTAACTCTCTGGACGCCTAAGAAATGACCAACTCAATAGACAAACTTTTATATGACATCGAACAAGCTAACAAAAGACACACACAGAATATGACAAACGTAATAGTAGCAGCAGAGGAGCGCCTCGACCCAACACCCGATGATGTGAAACCAACTAACCCTAAAGATGCCTGTGGTATCAAGAAGGTTCCTATCTCAGGGATGCCCGTACCAGTGCTCCTAGAGTCTGGATTAGTAAAGCTACACGGTGACCTTAAATATGGTCGTTACAACTGGAGGGACGCTGGAGTGCGTGGTTCTGTATATTATGATGCTTGCTTTAGACACCTAGCCGCTTGGTGGGAGGGCGAAGACTTAGACCCAGACTCTGGCATCCATCACCTATCCCATGCAATCACAGGCTTAGCGGTTCTTAGGGATGCAATGATGCAAGATAACTGGATAGATGACCGCCCTAAAGAGAGCCTTGGGTTTATTAAAGAGCTAAATAAGAAGGCCGAAGAGATGGTAAACAAGCACAACCAATAATTATTGAAGAGACCGTAACGATGGAAATAGACAATCAAGCAGAAATGCCACCCATAAACAAGGCGCTCCTAGACGCCCTAGAGAGTTCCTTTCCAGCACAGGACTTCCCTGCAACTGACAGTGTTCCTATGCTAAACTTTCACTATGGACAACGCTCTGTGGTAAATTTCATTAAGCATCACTATCAACTTCAAACTGAAAATATAATCAACCCAAAGTAATATCATGTGCTCCAGACCTAAAATGCCTTCAATTCCAGAACCAGTGCCTCCTCCCGCTCCTCCTCCCCCTCCTACCAAGGTGGCTCAGAAGGTCGAGAATAAAACACTAAAGAACCGTCAAAGCTCCAAAAAGCGTGGCACTTCTGCTCTTACAGTTCGTCGCTCTACAGTGAACACTGGTTCATCTGGTAGTGGCGCTAATATCAATTACTAATTAAATACAAATATGGCAGACCGAACCCTCACGATTAACCACGCAGATGGAGACAGTGAAACTTATACTATCAACCGTGACAAGTTCGCGGGGGTTCGGAGTATGGTTAGAGCGGTTAACGCCTTACCTCTTACAGACTCCACTACCTCAATCCAAGTAACCGTGGCGGGACACGCTGACATTAGTGGTATATATACAGGAACCACTGCAGCAGGAGCCACTTGGAATCAACAAGGAGGTAATGGGACGATTACCGCTCGTTCTTTTAACGAGACAGATGGCTATGAGTATCTACTTGAAGACGGAAGCGACCTCGACCCACAGCATCTCCTTAATAACAATACTGGTTTCACTGATAGACCTTGGAAGGCTGTTATACCAAGCTCTGTGACGCTTACTGGCGTCGCAGGCACAGAGACAATCACAGTAGACCGCACAGCGGTTCCCAAGACCGTAGCCAAAGAAACAACCTTTAGTGGTTCTCAAAGTATTACCATCAAGAGGGACATCGAGCCACTACTAAGTAAAGTAGTAGGTGGAGCAGCAGCAGCATACAGCCTCCGCGACCTCAACGACAAAGCAGGGAACAACAAGGTTGTTGAAGTATTCCGTTCTAGCGACAATACGTCTAGGGATTTCTTAGCCAAGGAGGTATCCAACGGAACGCTAGAAGCTTGGGTTGGAACAGGTAATGATGGCTTTGTATCCAAATGGTATGACCAGTCAGGTAACGAACGACACGCGGAACAAGGTGCATCTACTAATCAACCTAAGATTGTTAATTCTGGTTCGTTAGTTAAATTGAGTGACGCTCCTGCAATTAGCTTTGATGGTTCTTCTCAATGTTTAAGTACAACTGGATTTTCCTTTTCACCTTCTGGTGATTTTCTTGCTGTAACAGTTTCTAAAATATCTAATGGTAATCTAATTGATACTAGAGACGGGGGCGGTGATGGATTCTTTCTTCAGCAAGGCTCAACTTTTAGGCACAGGTATAATGGAGATGGTGCTATCAATTTAAGTGGTTCTGACCAACATATATTAGCAACTTCTGAACTAAACGGAACTACTTTGACTGCTTATAAAAATGGAGCAAGCGCAGGAACAGACACCGTTACAGCAGGACTTTCTACTACTACCAATACAACCATAGGAAGAATATCTTTTACTGCGGCTAATTATGTTTCAGGTAGTATTCAAGAAATAATCTTATACGACACTGACCAGTCAGCCAACCGTCCCGCCATCGAAGCTAACATTAACAATCAATACGACATCTACTAATGTATCTAATATACGCAAGCGAAGAAGCCGCCCTAGAGCGTGCAGACGAAGAAGGTAAAGACCGTAACTTCCCCTACTGGACTACTGGAGGAACAACACGCTGGGTGACTAAGCCAGTCCCTACGGCTGACGGTATGTGGGCTTTAGATGTTTCTGAGTATGACCTCGATGAACTTGAGGAGACTTCCACCGTTGACACCTACGCAATCCCTGACACCATCGAAGATAACCCTTAATTACCCCCTTTAACCCTGTCCGTTCCGTAGTGCTCCTTAACCTCAATCGGTGAGATTTTATGACCAACAGAAGGAAGCCCACCGTTCGGACAGGGATTATTTATAAATATACAACATATGAATACTGAAACAGCTCAAGCACTCTACTCCAAACTGGAAGGTAAGCGATACCAATACGTAGATCGTGCTCGCCAGTGTTCCAAACTAACTCTACCCTACATCATTACCGATGAGGGCTTTGGCGCACATAGCCGCCTAGAAACACCCTTTCAAGGCATCGGTGCTCGTGGAGTAAATAACCTAGCTTCTAAATTACTGTTAGCACTCCTACCACCTAATGCCCCTTTCTTTCGTCTTAACGTAGACAATCATGGACTTGAACAAGAGGGCGCTCCACCAGAGTTAATCTCTGAGATTGAGAAATCCCTTCAGCAAGTTGAAGAGTCCGTTATGGACGAAATTAGCCGTGAGACATATCGCACTGCTCTCCATGAGGCCCTAAAGCACCTTATCATAACAGGTAATTCTCTAGTCTACCTTCCTGAAGATGGAGGTATGCGTGTGTTCCATCTTGACCGTTTCTGCGTAGAGCGTGACCCAATGGGTAACATTCTCTACATCTGCACCAAAGAGCAACTATCCTATATGTCCCTCTCACAAGAGATGAAAGACATTGCTGGTAACACTGATGGACAAGGCGCTGACAATGACGTCAACCTGTTCACTGCTGTGTGCCGCAAGGAGAATGGATGGAAGGTATGGCAAGAAATCAATGGCAACCTTATTCCTGATAGTGAAGGCTTCTACCCACTAGACAAGAACCCCTTTATCCCGCTCCGCTTCTCCCGCATCGATGGTGAGGATTATGGGCGTGGATACGTTGAAGAGTATCTAGGTGACTTGCAATCTCTTGAGAGCCTCCAAAGAGCTCTTGTAGAAGGCTCGGCAGCCGCTGCTAAGGTACTCTTCCTCGTTAATCCCAACGGCACAACTCGCGCTAAGACACTTGCTGAATCACCTAATGGTGCTATCGCTCAAGGTAACGCTGCTGATGTGTCCGTTCTCCAGCTCAACAAGTTCAATGACTTCCGAGTTGTCCAAGAGAGCATCCAGAAGATTGAAGAGCGTCTCGGTCACGCCTTCCTGTTGACCTCAGGTGTTGTTCGTAACGCTGAGCGTGTGACAGCAGAAGAGATACGTATGCTAGGACAAGAGCTAGAGGTCGCTATTGGTGGTCTCTATTCTTTACTCTCAGTAGAGCTTCAGATGCCTATGGTTAATCGCTTGATGGATGTCATGCGTAAGAAGAAGAAGCTTCCTAAGATGCCTAAGGACATTATCAATCCTGTTATCATTACAGGTGTAGAAGCCCTTGGTCGTGGTAACGATTTACAGAAGCTGGATATGTTCCTAGCTGGTGCTGCTCAAGTAGTAGGCCCTCAAGCCGTGGCTCAATATGTGAGTGTCGGAGAATACTTTAAACGTCGTGCTACCTCCCTCGGTATTAAAACTGATGGACTAGTTAAGACAGAAGAACAAATGGCTCAAGAAGCCCAACAAGCCCAACAAATGCAAATGGCAGAAAAGCTAGGCCCAGCAGGGATCAAAGCTATTTCTGACCAAGCGAAAGTACAACAAGAACAAGCTCCCGTAGAGGAATAAGAGAAATAGAAAATGGCTGACCTACATCAAGTACAGATCAACGAAACAAACGAGGAAGAGAATATCTCCCTAGAAAAACAGGCTGCTATGCAAGAAGAAGCAGCTAACCAGCGTAACCAAACGCTTGAAGCCGACCCCAAAGAGGGCAAGGAAACTATCGAAGAGCAACTTAATGAAGAAGAAGAGGCTACCGAAGAGGAACGTCCTGAGTGGCTTGATGAGAAGTTTGAGAGTCCCGAAGAAATGGCTAAGGCTTACAAGGAGCTTCAGAAGAAGATGTCCAAGCCAAAGGCAGACAAGAAGGCTACAACAGAGGAGCCATCTCCTACAGAGGCAACTACAGGCGCTATTGATGCGGCTCGTGGTGAGTTCGCTGAGGCTGGTGAGTTGTCTGACAAGACCTTTGATGCTCTTGAGGCCGCTGGGTTACCCCGTGAGTTCGTTGAGCAATACATCGCTGGTCAAGAAGCTATGTCTGTTCAGCAAGCTGCTACTATTCAAGAGTCGATTGGTGGCGCTGGAAACTACGAGGCTATGGCTGAGTGGGCTTCTGAGAATCTCGCTGACAGTGACCTTGACGCATTTAACGACATTGTAGAAGGCAACTCAGTAGAGCAAGCCCGTGTAGCTGTTAAAGGACTGTATGCTCAGTTCCAAGCCGCTGGAGGCAAAGGCCCTTCTCTCGTTCAAGGTTCCACTTCAGGTGACTCAGGTGTAAAGCCCTTTGGTTCTACTGCTCAAGTTACTGAAGCTATGCGTGACCCTCGTTATGC